GAACGGCTGCCCACCGGTGTGCTGAATCCTGTTGAGGTTAGCAAACGAGTTCTGGAGGCACAAGAGCAGCCCAATTGGGAACAGCTCCTCAATGCACAAGTTGCTGAGACTGGTGAGCCTCCTCCCCCTCCGCCTGATCCTAAGCTGCAAGAAATGCAGATGAAGGGGCAGATGGAGCAGCAAAAGTTAGCTATGCAAGCTGAACAACAGCAGCATAAAGGTCAACTGGAAGCCCGTGATAAGGAAGTTCAGTTGGCTATGAAACAACGTGAACATCAGATGGACTTGGAGCATAAAGCCCAGATGGCTGCTATTCAACAAGCTGATGCTGTTCACAAACAACGTATTTTCTCAGCTCAAGCCCAAGCAGACCTCAACCAGAAAGTTATGGCAGGTTCTCAAAGCTTGATTCAGAAAGACGCCGAGCATAAGCAACGCTTAGCTCAAACCAAATCACAACCCAAAGGGGAATCTAAGAAACGATGACTACTCGATCTGAGTTTATGGAGTGGAAGAGCCACCCAGTAACAAAACAAGTTTTCCAAGAACTTGCTCACAAGGAAGAGGATTGTAAAAACATTCTCTCTGTTTCAGCAGGTATCAATGCTACCGAAGATCGCTTCTTCTGTGGATACATTGCAGCTCTACGTGACTTCTATTTGATTGATGTGGGGGACGCCGAATGATTGTTCCGCTGATCCACCGTATTCTAGTCAAGGCTGAGAAGTTTGACGAGTTCAATAAAGACATTCAACGCGCTAAGGGCCTAGGCCTTGTCATTCCAGAATTGGAAGACATGAAACGAGCACAAGCCTCTGTAGACAGGGGTGTTGTGGTTGCCATTGGTCCAACCGCTTACCGAGATTTCGGTGTTGAGTGTCCAGTTAAGGTAGGAGACGTGATTAACTACGCACGATTCTCTGGTAAAATCATCACTGATCCAGAAACCGATCAGGAGTATGTTTGCCTTAACGACGAAGATTTGATTTGTATTTTAAAGGATTCAAATGAGTGACGAACTGATTCCCCAAGAGGGCACTGAGAATGTTCAGGAACCCCAACTGACCCCAACCCAAGAACAGGCACTAAGCTCTGGCTGGGTACCAAAAGAGTCTTTTAAAGGTGACCCAGATAAATGGGTAGATGCCGCTGAGTTCATTCGACGTGGTGAGTTATTCTCTAAGATTGACCACCAAAACCGTGAAATTAAAGAACTCCGGCGAACGATGGAAGCTCTTGCTCAACATCATCAGAATGTGAGTGAAGTGGAATATCAGCGAGCCCTTACTACCCTCAAAGCCCAAAAGAAAGCGGCTCTGGAAGAAGGTGATGCTGATTTGGTCATTGCTGTAGATGAGCAACTTGATGCTGTTAAAGAGATGCGTCGTAATGCTCCTGTAGTTGAGGTTCCAAAAGCGGAACCATCTCCACAAGAGTTTGTTGCGTGGCAAGCTCAGAACCCTTGGTACGAGTCCGACGAGGACATGCGTGAATTCGCAGATGCCATTGGTTTCCAGCTACACAATAAGGGGTTGCCTCCGAACGAGGTTCTCGCAAAAGTGACGGAGAAGGTTCGTAAGAACTTCCCGGCTAAATTCACTAATCCGCGTCAAGCGCGTCCCTCTCCTGTAGAGGGTAGTTCAGCTAAAAGTAGCTCCTCCTCTTCTTTCGCCCTTACTCCTGAAGAACGCAAAGTGATGAACACTTTTGTTCGCCAGAAGGTGATGACTGAAGAGCAGTATATTGCAGAATTGAAAAAAGTTAAAGGGGTTTAAAGATGGAACCTAATCAAAAAGACAGTATTGCAAAAGCGCCGAGTGGCCGTGTTTCGCGTACCCCCGTGGGTCAGCGCAACATCCTCACGATCAAAGGTAAAGATGAAAACTTCGTCTACCGTGTTGTAAATGACATTGATGATCGTGTGTCACAGTTTCAAGAAGCTGGCTATGAACTGGTTTCTGATGATTCTGTTAAGGTGGGTGATAAGCGAGTCAATGCTTCATCGTCGATGGGTTCTCATAAACAACTTTCCGTAGGCCAAGGCACAAAAGCCGTGGTCATGCGAATTCGCAAGGATTGGTATGAAGAGGATCAAGCTGCAAAGCTAAATCACGTTGCTGCCGTTGAGTCCGCCACCCGAGAAAAAGCTCTTAATGGCACATACGGCGACATTAAAATGTCACGAGATTAATTCTAATGTGCCATTAGGTGTTATTTTTATGGAGAAATCTAATGGCAAGTGTTTCGCGTCTTAACGGGTTCCGTCCTGTTAAATTCCAAACTGGTCAGCCCTATACGGGCGCGGCCAATATGTATTTTGTTCCTGCGTCTAACGCAGATGTCATCATGGTCGGTGACGTGGTGAAGCTGGCTGGTGACAGCCGTTCCCCCACTGGTGTTCCTACTGTCGCTCGCCATGCTGGCGGTGCCACTGAGGCCGCTGTGGGCGTTGTGGTGGGTATTCTGTTTACTGGTGTGGGTGACGCTCAAAACGTTCCCCCGGTCACTGATCTCAACACTCCGGTGTATCGTCGTGCTTCTACTGATCGTTACCTTCTGGTTGCAGATGACCCGAGTCTGATTTTTGAAGCGCAAGCTTCGGCAACCGGCTCGTTCACTTCGGTGGATGTTGGTCTGAATGCTGGTATTCGTGCTACGGCTGGTTCTACGACCTCTGGTTCGTCTGGTATGGACGTTGACCTTGGTGCTAAAGCCACTACGGCAACCCTGCCGCTGAAGATTGTTGGTTTCCCGTATCGTCCTGATAATAGCATCGGTGATGCCTTTGTCAGCCTGTACGTGACGATCAACAACCATCAGTATAAGGGCGGTACCGGCACTGCTGGCGTCTAATAGTTAGGAAGGAATGAAATGAGTGTGATTAATACTGGCTCTTTTGCAAAAGCCCTCTGGCCCGGCGTTAACGCTTGGTACGGTAAAGCATATGATGAGTACCCTGTTGAGTACACGTCGCTGTTCGAGAAGAACTCGTCTACCCGTGCATGGGAAGAGGACGTCGGTACTTCCGGCTTTGGTCTGGCTGTTCAAAAGGGTGAAGGTGCTCCGATCTCTTATGACAGCGAGCGTCAAGGCTTCATCACTCGCTACCAACATGCCGTGTTTGCTCTCGGCTTTGTGATTACGCGAGAGATGATGGAAGATGACCAATATGATATCGTTGGTAAGCGTAAAGCTGAAGGTCTTGCCTTCTCGATGCGTCAAACCAAGGAAATCATCGGTGCTAACGTTTACAACCGTGCCTTCTCGGGTTCTTACCTTGGTGGTGATGGTGTTTCGATGATTAGCAACGCTCATCCGAACATCAAGGGTGGTACGTGGTCCAACACGCTGTCGACGGCTGCTGACCTTTCGGAAGCTGCTCTTGAGCAAGCTTGTATTGATATTGCTGGTTTCACCAATGATGCTGGTCTGCTGATTGCTGTGCGTCCTGAGACGCTCATCATCCCGCGCCAACTGATGTTTGAAGCCAAGCGTATCCTGCAAACCGAAGGTCGTGTGGGTACTGATCTGAATGACCTGAACGCACTGAAGACTCTGGGTGTGATTCCGAAGGTTGTGACGAACCACTACCTGACGGACCAAGATGCTTGGTTCATCCGCACCAACGTCAAGCATGGTATGAAGTATTTCGAGCGTCGCGCTGATGGCTTTGAAATGGATAACGACTTCGACACTGAGAACGCTAAGTTCAAGGCTACGGCTCGTTACTCGTTCGGCTGGACCGATCCTCGTGGTATTTACGCTAGCGCTGGCGCGTAATAGTTAAGGAGAATACACAATGGGTGCTCCCAACGTAGGCCCCGCAGGGGTCACGGTGTACTCTCCTACGGCACGTAATACTCTCAGTAAGGTAGGCAAACTTGAAGTTGCTGACGCAGGCACCGCCTTCGCAGCCTTCGGCCTCCCTTCTGGAGCACTCGTGCTTGGGGTGTACATCTTCTGCTTCTGGACGAGACCATTCTGGAATAGCTTCTTCTGCTTTAAGTCTAATCAAAGACTGGGGATGACGTGTTTCAAAATCCTTGGAACACACCATTAACCCCTGCCAATCTTTCTTTAACTCAGAAGACTTAAATTTAAAGCCACACCTATCACAAATAGCATTCCATTGGCCCGGAATATAGTGTGTTGACATATTATCCTCCAAAAACCTGAATCCAATATCGTTCATAACCCCTATCAGACACGCCGCAGCCCATCACAGAGCCACTAGCGACGGCATTGCAGCCCATACAGCCGTGGAGCCGTTGACCCCGCTGGTGACGCATTGCCATCCCTGTGGCTGTCCAACCGCTGCGTTTGTGTTGAAGCGAACATCCCCACGGGCAGACGATCCAGACGATGGCGGCGCTGTACCGTAGTCCACGAAACGATCGCCGATGAATGCTCCGCGAGGGAAGCGGACATGACCAGCGCCAACAGCGGCAGAACGCCCACCCGTGAAGGTGCTCAGGTCGGTGGTGTAGCGGGCTGCGACCCGTGCGCCCAGGCCAGCGTGCTGAGTGATCCAGTCGCCAGAAGCGGCGTCAAATACAAACGCTCCCAACCCATTCGGATTGTCGCCTGGTGCCAACATATTTAGCGCCTCGGAAACTTCTGCTATGTCCACAATCAGTGGCACATTTACATACAGACCGTGAAACGTAGGCATAAGGTAAGCCCCGCCTGAAACACCTCCCATCGAGCCGCCCACGATCAGCGTCGGAAGCACAAAGGTCGACTTTGAATAGCCGCCCTCTTCGTAGCAGCCAATGAAGACGTTGCGAGCGTTTGCGTTGTCCGTCCGGTACTGGTCAGACACAAAGTATCTGCCCAGCGACGGATCTGCCAGCCACTCAGGATGCGTGCCGGATGCGGACACGTTGACAACATCAGCCACCCAGACCGCCGCATTGGTTCCGGGCGTCGTGTCAATCAGTTGTTGCTGTGTCGCTCCCGGCGCAGCGTAGTAACGCATCCCCGAATACCACACCAGTGATGTGCGGTTACGTGTGGTGTTTTTCCCTGATGCCTGTGATCCGTTTGTGGCTGTGTGGCACCCGATATAGGTGTTCCCGAGAAAAGAAGAATCCCAGAATCCGCCGCTGCCGTTCCCGCTGCAATCGATGCCGATTCCAAGGCCCGCATTGGCGTCCGGTCCATCAACAAACACGCCCCATTCGCCGTTTCCTTGGCACCGGATGTTGTCAACGTGCCAATTGTTCGCGTTGCCTTCGGATTGCGGCTCAGTTTCAGCCACGCCAGCAGCAGCAACGATTTGCAATCCATTGCCGCCGAACCCGGAAATGACGCAATCCCGGACGATGGCGCGGGCACGCATCCAGACACCGTGCGCTGTGGTCGATGTTCCAGAGCCGACAAGTTCCAGACCCTGAAGAATGCTCCCGTCTGCGGCCGTCGTCGGTACAGCCTCAACACCATTTGACAGGGTGTTGTATCGGTTGATGATGATCCCGCGAGAGTCGACAGGAAACGTCAGCCGTGTCGAATCAACAGCAAGGGCGGCGGCGCGCATCACCTAACGGCCACAGGAACGGCGCGGCCTGTCTATCAGGTCGATGGATCGGGGTTTCCGTATTTGCAAGGCAACGGCACAACCTCGCGCATGGTGACGGCTTCGGGTGTTGACCTGACAGCGGCCACCCGGTTGTTTTTCTCTGCGGCTGTGCGCGTTGAAGGCACAGGGAATCAGGCCATCTTCTCGAACGACTCAGCCGGGACATCGCGATTTGTGATGCTGTACTTGTCCGGTGCTTCGCCAGTGCCTCGGGCAGGTCTTGCGACATCTGGTGGAGAAACGCTAATCACGGTCCCCGCCAAGGGTGCGGCTCCGTATCTGGCGGTCAATTCGATGCTGCTTGACACGGGCGGCGCATCGTCAAACGCCCGTATAGTGCTTCGACAAGATGGTGCTGTTCCCGTTCAAACGGTTGTATCGGCTGGTGGCGCCGGTGGAGCATTCTCAAGCCAACCGTTTTCGTTGTTCAGTGCGTCGTCGGCGGTTGACCTTTTCAACTTCAGCGGACGGTTTTACGGCGGCGTGGTTCGTGCTGCTTTGACCAGCGATGCCGATGCACTTGCTTGCGATGAATATCTGGCCGCAAAGATGGGTGTTTTTTTTTAACTGATGGTAATTTCTTATCCGATTCGTCGGGGGACTACATCTACACAGACAACAACAACTTTCTAACACTCTAATGCCAGTTCAAAAAACACCTCTAGCATCGATCAAAAACACGGCCAACGGAGTAGCTGGATTGGATGCTCAATCGCGGGTTACGTCGCCGATCCGTGGCCGCGTATCCATCCTTGACTATGGCGCCGATCCGTCCGGCGT